CTATTTCTCGATTGATCTTGGCAATCTCCGATTCCTTGCCAACGAAGCTTGCAGGCAAATCTAGCTTGTCGATCGCCTCATAGACTCGATCGAGTGCTTCCCGTTGCTTCGCCCCCGCGTTATCGGCAATAAACTTCGTCCAGCCCTCTTGGTCTTTAATCTCACCGGATTCAATCTTTGAAGCCGCCTCCAAGAAAGCTTGCTTGTAGGCCGATCGAATTGATGGCAACGTCTGAGAGACGACCGACTTGAGTTCCTTCGGCTGTGGCTTGTCCGATGGTTGCTGATTTCGCAACAACGCAAAGACCGCCAACGCCGCGACGATCCAAGGCAACCAGTTTACTTTTTTCTTTTCGTCAGCCATCATCCATCCTTGTTAGTTGCCCCAGGAGACTCACCGAGCTAAGGGTATCGGAAAAGTTCGGGTCTCCGAGGGCTTAGTCGTTATCGTCGTCGCTGACCGTGGAATCGAAGGGCTCGCCAACGGCAACATCTTCCGAAGGATTCTCGACCTTCTGCGATTGCCACCAGAGCCACAATCTAAGAGCGATCTGGATGAGCAAAAACAACGTAGCCGGATCGATGCCGACTAACTCAGGATGCGAGCCGAAAAGCAACTTTCCCGCTCCCTCGTCACCGTCGATGGTCTTTGCAACCAAATCGGCAACCGTCGGATCGGATCGCCGAGCGATCCAGATTTCACGAGCCGCCCGACGTGCCTTGAGCCTGTCAGCAAATTTTACGCGATTCACTTGGCCACCTCGTTAGCTTTTTTCAGATTGGCTTGCAAATCATCGAGGATCTTTTGCAATTGGGCGAAATCCGCCGCGTCCGCTGGCTTTACAGTCGGCCTAATCGAATCTGACACCGACCAAAGACCAGTAGCACCCAACAGGATGTAAACAGAATTCATCGGTAATGGCGACCTAGCAAACAACGCTTGCACAATCTCAACTAAAGCCGGCAAAGCAACCACCAAAGCAACTTGTGTCCGCTTGGAACTTAAAGACGAAATCCAGTTCATAATTTCTGACTCCTTTCCCGCATTTTAGGCTTGACCCGCTGAAATTGCAAGCAACCGCCCTAATTTCGTTTCTCCCGATTCCGAGCCGTCTTAGCTGTCTTTGGTCGCTTCTTGGTCTTTCGTGGCAGAAATAGCCCCAAATGCTCGTTCATCGCCTCAAAAATCAGTTGGCTTAGAGTCATGTCGAGTTTCGCCGCTGCTCGATCCCATGCCGCCCAAGCTTCGTCAGGTTGCGAGATGTTTTTTCGTTGCATCATTTTTGTTCCTCAATCACGATCTTAACTCCGTAGCCAGGCGGATCGATCACAACATTGACCGACCCGATAGATGATATCTGCCAATGATCTCCAGCGATTAGCCCAGCGTCAACGATGCCATCAATGTAGGACTTGCATTGCTGAATCATGTTGGCTCGATCGCGCCTGCGATTGTCCTTGACGGAAAACCAATAGCTGATCTGATGCGAACCGACGAACCGCTTTCCGCTTCGATTCATCGCATCGATTGCCGCTAATTTGGCTTGATGCCTCATCTTGGCGATTGCACTTGATTTCGTTGCCCAGTGGCCTTTGTTGTGACTGTTGACTTTGCTTGGGTAGGGTAACTCAATGGTTATCACTTCGACTCCTCCTCTTGGATCAACCTATCAAGATACCATCGAGCCTTCTTAAGATCCTCGATGCCGTTCTTAAACCAGCATCGCAAAGCGTACTTGAGAACTTGCCAATGCAATCCAGCCGCTTTGTTGTTTGGCGCCTTGGCAATCGCCGCTTCGATAATGTCGATCGTCTCTGCCGGTAATTGCTTGTAGTGCGATGGGTTGACTGGATCAGCCTTGTCGATTCGCTTAAGCTGATCGGCTGAGCACCACCGTTCAAATGCCCCGCAATCAGACTTAAATCGATACGGGTACTCCTTGATGTCTACAAAGATGCTCGGATCGCCCACAGTTGATATAATCGTGCCCTCCGTTCTGTGCCACTTATGCCCCGGCCAAACGAATCGCACCGCATCACCCAGCAATAGGGGCTCGCTCGAACTATCCGGGATTCTTGGAGAGTTGGGTTCAGTTGTCAAGGAATCCTTTACAACCGCTTCGGGCTCGACGGGTCTTACTTCGCTGACTAATGGACGGAAACACACTGACCCATTTTTGCACTCGATACAGCCTCGATAAGCCCCTTCGACAACTTCGCACAACACCCAAACTTTATCGCCGACTTTCATTTCTTCTTCCTTAACGCTGGATGATCTTTGTTGACGACGGCTCGGAGTGCGTCGAATAACTCTTTGGTTCTTGCCTGAGATTCGGTCAGCTTTCGACTCGTTCGCTCAAGCTGCTTGCGAAGGTCTTTGTTTTCAGACTTGAGATCCTCGATGTTGGCAAAGTATTCGGATAGCTTCATCGTAAATCCATCTCCATGTCAGCCGTCTGAGTCAAAGCCGGATTGAGCCTAGTCTTGTGCTTGCAAGCGTCCGACAGCTCGAACACCATCCATCGACCTCCAACGGTTACCCGTCGCTGTTCAGCCGCCCAACATGCGTCTTGTTGCAAAGCGTACCAACCATCCATGCGACCTGTATCTAGGTCAACGATTAAAAATCTAGCCATCTCAATACCCTCCAAAGTCATTATGAAACTCGGTCGCGACTTCGCTGACCGCCATTACAACACCGTTCCGCATCGCTAACGTAAGCTTTGCGATTTCTCCGTTCCGTTGTTTTGCCACCTCGCAAAGCAGTTCTTCCGAATCCCGCTTTTCTCGATGCAACAAAATCACGGTATCCGAATCTTCCTCGACGCTCCCCGATTCTTTCAAGTCGCTTAGCGTCGGCATGGTACCTTCTGCCTGCCTGCCAACTTGAGCCAAAACGACAACCGGAATCATCAGTTCTTTGCTGATCCGAACAAGCTCTTTCATCACGAACGAAACGCGAAGCTTTGGATCGCTGTAGCCTGGGGCCCGAATCAATTGAAGGTAGTCCACTACAACGCATCGACAGCCACGCCTAGCTACGTCGGATCTTATGCGTCCCTCGATCTGTGCAATTGTTCCCGATGGCTTGTGCCAGAATTCCATCGGAGTGTCTGAGTCTTGGAGAGCCTTAGTCATTGCTGCGTCAAGTTGCTCGTTGGTATAGCTTAGCCGGTTAAGATCGCTGACCCGCATGTTAGAGCCACGCAGAACGAATCTCGAAGCCATTTGCCGAAAGTTCATTTCGAGACTGACAAACAAAGTCGGCTTGCCAAAGGATTTCGCCATTCGATAGCAGACCTCCGAACCGAACGCCGATTTCCCGATTGACGGCCTTGCTCCGATGGTTATCGTACCAGCCGGAAAACCACCATCAAGAGCCAAGTCTAGTGGCTCGATTCCGGTTGCGAAAACCATCTGGCCGCCATCGGACTTAATACGCTCGCAATCCTCTAGGAAGTCAATCACAAGCTTACCGATCTGTTTTTGCTGATCCGATTCGCCGCCCATAATCCCGAGAGCCTGAGACATTTCACCAGCGAGCTCCATAGGATCGCAATTGGCCTCGATCGACTTTGCCTTGATGCGATCGATGAACGCCATGAGGTTACGCCGCTTCGAATGTTTTGCGACGATTTCGGCGTAGTAGGAAACGTGATGCGGTTGACCATCCGTCAGCAACTCAATGAGCCGCTTAGGGCCCCCCATAGCGTCAACCGCTTTGACCCGAACAAGCTCCACAGCGACATTGGATCGAGTTATCGGTACGCCCATTTGAAGCATCGTTTGGATCGCCTGGAACACCAGCCCGAATCCATCAGACAAAAACGATTTCGAGTCAACGAACTCCGCCGCCTGGTAGATCGTCTCTGGATTGCAAAGGATACCCCCGAGTAGGTTTTCTTCATCCTTGAGCGTTTGCTCGATCATTGGAAGCACCTTTCTGGACGAACCTCAAGAGGCTTCCGACGAGGATCCTGCCCGAATGGTAGACCTGGTTGCAATGGTGGCCGATAGTCAACCTTGATGCCTTGGTACTCGTTGGCTGTTGCAAAGGTAATCGCGTAGAGCAAATGAGCCTCATCGTCGAACGACGGAAAGATCCTAGATAGATTCTCCCTGTTGGCAATTGGCTTGCCCTTGCTCTTGCGCATTTCCTCAAAGTGACTTAGAGCCTCTAGGATCTTAACTCGGTTCATGCCTTGAGGGATGATCCATTGACCCTCAGTGGTTTTCGGTTTTCGCTTCGATGGCTTCGAGGGTTCCCCATGTGGGGGTAAGGGGGTATTTATTTCTTCTCTTCTCTTCTCTTCTCTAGGTAACGCATCGCTAACGCTGGAGGTAACGCTACTAGCGTTACTTTTTGCTTTGTGCGTTGCGACCCGTTTTGCAGTCATTGCCCGCGTTTTTGCTGTTTTTCCGTTGTGCCGATCAAAGTTTGGCAAGGTCAAACTATGCCCGTCGTCAGCCATCCACCCCGAAAGAATCATCGAGTCGCAAAAGCCGCTAACGCCAACCCTACGATCTAGTAACGCCTTGGTAACGCTAGAGGTAACGCTCGCACCGTTACCAACTGCGTTACCTTCTTGCGTTTGTTGATCGAACCATGCCCACACTCGGAGCAGCTTTCCGACCACCGCATCAGCATCGATCCCAAGAGACTGAGCCATCGCCCAAACTTCCGGCTTGTCGCTAGTGGCGGTTTCAAATTTGATCCAATCACCGGCCATCTATCCACCCTCCAAAAAACCATTGAAACGAAACCTAAAAAGAGCGGCCCGCCCTTAAACCCAGCGCTGAACAAGCATTCGGATGACGTTATTAGCAAGCGACTGAGGCTTGCTTGCCTCGTCTGTATGTGGCTTAATTCTCCCTCTTGCTACGTTATCGTAGTGAGAAGCTAGCTGCCTTAGTTCGTCGGCAAGCAACCTAGCCGACCTCATTGCAGAATCCCTAACCTTTTGGTCTTCATCGCACAAATCGCACATTTCATTGACTCCAATTAAACTACCGAACAACCGCCCCACTCGGAGCGTAAAAGAGCCGCCCGCCCTCTCGAACGAGCGGCCCTGTGGCAAGCAGTGTGGAGATTAGCCACTTACCCGCCGACGGTCGATTAGGTGATTAGCCCGGCTCGTACCGCGCACCAGTTCATTTGGCAGGAATCTTGCTGGAAGTTTCAAACAGCTAGCACCTAGCCGAGGCGAACCGACCTGAGAAGGATCAATCAAACGCAATCGGAACAGCATCAAGCTCGGTTAAATCGAACAAGGTTGGAGCATTCATTTCACGCTCTGCACGCTCGCAGAATGCTACACCGAATTTCCAATAGTCAGGATTTAACTCGATGCCCCATCCTTTACGTCCCATCTTGATTGCTTGGTATGGCGTTGAATGCACGCCTCCAAACGGATCTAGGATTACATCGCCTGGATTGCTGTACCGCTCGATGAGCCTTTCTATAACGTCGAGCTGCAATGGGCAAACGTGATTCTCGGAAGTCTTTCGACTCAGCTCAGTGTTTAGTGTCTTAATCCTGATGATGTCTGTCCAAATGTCCGAGTTGTTCGACACTGGAGCGAACAGCATCATTGACGCGGGGAGCCTACCAACGCTCTCGACTGCTTCAGTAAACGCAACGTGATCTTGGTAGTTATAGGCATGATCCTTAGCGTATTTCCGCCACCAGTGATAAACCTCGCTAACCGTCATCGATTCGAGAATATGCGGGCTTACAAGCTCATTCCCGCTTGATCTCCAGATTCCGCTAGCGTGGATCTGCCAACGAGACCTTGAGTATTCGTCTTTGTCTTTCGTAACTGGATCCGGCCCGTTAGCTGTCTGGTTCGGACTCATCGACGGATCCCACTTGCGAAACAACAAAACGAACTCAGTCGAACCGCAACCCATCTTGGTGGAATCCTTGCTGTTCTCTGTGTGACCAAGCCTGTAGGTCTGTGCGTTCTCTCGAACCACGTCGGTATCAATCACGATGCGACCCATGTAGATAAAGCCATGCCGCTTGAACGCCGCAACGGTCTTATCGCTAAACTCGTTGACAGAGTACATTGCTGTACCTGTCATCGTCCCGTATTGAATCCGATCCTTGGTATGGATGCAAGCAACTCGACCATCTTTAAGAACTCGAAGCAACTCAGGCACGAGGTAATCGAACTGCTTAAAGAATCCATCGTCGCCTTGATTGTGGCCAAAGTCGTTTAGGTTTGGACTGTATTCGTAGTGATCGGAAAACGGGATCGATGTAACGATCTCATCTACGCACTGATCCGGCCACGTCTTTAACTCTGCGACGCAATCATTGTTGATTGCTCGATAAAGATCGCCGCTAACCTCTACCCTTGGAACACCTAAACCTCGCTGAAATTTCATCTTTAACAACTCTCCAGATAAACCATTCTCTCGGACAATCTCCCGCATACGCTGCGAAAGCTCATTATGGCGATCCCACTTTTTACGCATGATCGTCACCGTATCGAATTGCGTACTAGCAAAAACGATATGCACCTCGACCGGCTTGCTTTGCATAAACCGCTGAATTCTGTGAACCGCCTGAATGAAGTCGTTAAACTTGTCCGTTGGCCCGATGAAAACAGCCTTATTGCAATGTCGTTGAAAGTTGCAACCGCTACCGAGCAACTCAGGTTTGCTGCTAAGAATCTTCAAGCGACCATTGGCGAAATCATCAACGATCTGTTCGCGAGTCTCAAGATCTTGAGAACCATAAACAGCTTTGGAATCGGGCAACGCTTTTTGAATCGCATCGCGTTCGGATTCTAGGTAGTGCCAAACAAGCCAGTGAGAATCAGGATCGCTATTAACGATCTCGACCGCTTTTTCGATACGCCTATCTTTCGTCTTTCGTCGATGCTTTGCAACGTGCTTGATGCCGCCTCCGGTTTGTTCAAACAGTAGGGCGTTTCCATGCTTGTCGATGCAATCTCCAGGTGCCCCTTGTTCGCCTTCTACCTCGTGCCAATGCACCTTTAGCTCTGGCATTGAGTACCCAGTTTCATCGTATCCAAGATCCCCAGGCGAATAAACAAACGCCGCCCAAGATGCAACCCAAAGCCAAAAGCGTTGCGTCTCATGCGGATAGAGTTGAAGGTTTCCCGCTTTCTTGCTATCACGCTGAAAGAATCGCGTCATCGCTTGCCCTCGATCCATTACGCCAAGAAAATCGGCGTAGTTAATAAGCTCGATAAAGTCGTTTGGCGATGGCGTAGCCGTTGCCACAAATCGATACGGTATCTTGCGAAACAGCATAGCGAATTGCTGCGTTGTTTTCGTCCCGTAGGATCGCAAGCAGCTAGCCTCATCGAGCATCGCACCTGCAAACCTAGCTGGATCGATGTCGCCATCTCTAACTCGCTCATAGTTAGTAATGACGTAGGGAGAGTCGCACGCATCGACCTCGGAGTTATTCCGACAATAAACAACTTGCATTCCCATTCGTGGCCCGTCGTTTTTCGTGAACTCTTGACGGACTCCAAGCGGTGCAACGAACAGTACTTTACCGCCTGTCTTTTCGTGAATCCACTTACCTAGCTGCAACTGCTGTACAGTCTTTCCGAGCCCGAACGCCTCAAACAGTGCTGCGCGTCCCTTGCGTATCGCCCAGGTAACACAATCGACCTGATGAGGCTTAAACCAATCAGGGCAAGTCGTTGACGGCTCAAAGCCATCATCCTCGACAACTGGAGCCTTCGACCTAATAAACTCATCGTAATTCATCTTTATCAACCTCCGTTAAAGAACCATCCTTTTGAGCCTCAAGATCCCGAATGACCTTGAGCAACTCGATAATCATCGTAGCCAATGTTCCGCTAGTGCCCGTCCAGCAATTAGCAGAGCCAAACCGTCGAGCATGTTGCTCGATCTCAATCATCCGTTCCGGTGTCACCTACCAATACCTTTCCTTGACCAACCCATCATTGATGAGCCGAGCGTTTAGCGACAATGGAGCTACCTCAAGGATCTTTTGGCCATTGCCGATGACCTGAGGATCCTTTGGTATTGCATCGTAAATGATGGCAAGATATCGCCCGAACTTGTCCTGAAATTGCTTTTTCTTTGGC